AAGCGCATCCGCAAACGCGCGATCGATCTTGGCGGAAGGGAAAAGGGACAGGAAATATTTGTAAAACTTTAAAAATCAAAGCAATGAAAACAAACATTAAAGGTAGGATGGCGAAAAGCCACCACAATGGCGACTTAGGCAGGGGCAAAAGCGCAACGGCAAAAGCCCGCCATCGCCGCTCGATCAAAAGGTCTGTCGATCGGGACTTTGGAGAAGCCTCTCGCGACGACAGGATAGCGGGGTATTTCCACTACATGAGGTACAGCCCCCTTAGTTTGAAGGGTGCTATGGCACATTCACAGGCAATAGAAGGGTATCTCAGGGATTTGAGGTATAGCGTGGGTCTTGCCTTAACAGGCGCATTTCCGACTCAAAATCACGACGAACGAGAAGGAAATAATCCCGCACGGCCGGTATCTCTAAATAAGTCGGGGGGACATCATTTAAAGTCTCCATCCGCACCTTTTCCAAGGTGTCTACGTATTTTGAGTAAATGGCCTTCACCCCGTTTGGCGGAAGAAGTCCATCGATTAACCCAAATACAAGCATTCGACTGACTGTAAATTCAGATTGCGAGATTTTATTTTCCATCATCGCAATATACACGAGCCCTTTCAACATGTTGATTTCTTGATTCTTATCCATACTGCTTATAATTTAAAAGTTTGACAACCGCAAATGTAAGCAAATTCCCGCGGAAAGCTAACGGCTTGCATCCCGGCGCGAGGCCGGGGCGGGAACTGAAACAAATAAAAAGAATATGCCTTTTGAATTTAACGGTAAAATAGCAGTAACAAAGGACGAGTTGACCCCTCGTTTCTTCCCGTCGTGGGATGCGTTAGAAAAAAAACTGTATCGCGACGCAAAAAAGCCCGTCGGTATGCGCAGGCTACGGGAAGGCAAGGGATTAAACTGCGAGGTTTTAATCGACTTCGACACGCTACCCCTCCCCATCCGGCAACAACTACCCGACCCGCGCAAGGTCAATTGTATTTTAGAGAAGTTTTTTCATATAGACGGCGGAGCGGTTAGGTATTATTCAGAAAAGAAAATAGGGAAACTCGGCTATATAGACCCTGAGCGTCAAAAAGAGCATGTATTAGACGCGAGCGTTTTGGGCGCGGTGATCCGTTTGCGGGCCGCGCACGTACATGAAAGGCTCTCCCGGAATGGTAAGGTGAAGAACGTGGACAAATACCTGTCGAAGGAGGTCAATCTCTTTAACGAGTTCAGAAAAATAAGAAACTTCCCGCAGCACACCCTGCCGACACACCACCTCCGTTTGCGCGACAAACTCAAACGCTTTGAAGAGACCGGATACGATTCACTCCTGAAAGGCTACGACAATCAAAACGCCCTTTTGAAAACCGAACGCATCGAAGGCCTGCTTAACGCAATGTATATACAGAAACAGAAGCCCTCGAAAATAGAAGTTTTCAGGATGTACGACGCTTTTTTGCAAGGGGAGGTAGAGGTGATCAATCCTGAGACCGGCGAACTGTACAACCCCGCCGATTATAGCAAATTAAGCAAGCGCACGGTAACTACATTTCTATCCTCATGGAAAGAACGGGTTGCAACGCATTTGAAGCGCGCCGCCGACAGGCAACAATACATGGCCAAATACGAGCCGTTTGCATCGTTGGAACGCCCCGAATACGCAGGATGCGTTGTAAGCGTAGATGACCGCCAGCCGCCACTCGTATACGACAAACAGAATCACCGCGCATGGCTTTATATAGGCATCGACCTTGGCAGTGAATGTTGTACGGGATTTGTTTGGGGCAAGGAGAAAAATGCAGCCCTCGTGTTGGAATTCTACCGCGAAATGACGCGCTACGCCGCCGAGTGGGGGCTACCCATACCCGCGCAATTAGAATGCGAGAGTAGCCTTAATTCGACCTTAAAAAACACGCTCCTCCAAGAGGGCAATATGTTTGAGTACGTGAATATCCTCTCAAACCGTGCTCACTCTAAGCGCATAGAAAGAATTTTTCTGGAAATGCGTAATAGGATAGAGAAAAAATGGCCGGGCTGGATAGGCCGCCCATTTGCGCGGGACGAGGCAAATCAGACGAGCGGGGACAGCAGAACAATCATCCCTTATGACCTGCTTATACAGCAATGTGTTAAGGAAATAATAGACTGGAATAATATGCCTCATTCGCAACACCCTGAGAAAACACGATGGGAGATTCATAACGAAAGACAACACCCTGAGGTAAAACCAATCAATTGGCGTGGCATCCTACCCTACCTCGGAGAGCGGACGGAAACAAGCTGCAACCGCGGGAACATTAAACTTAACGGAGAATACTTTCTATTGGGCGACGAGGGGCAAATATACACAGGTGACAGCCTTCTAAATCTCATGGAGATGGTAGAGGGGAAGGCCATCGACGTATTTTGGCTCAGAGGCCACAAGGGGCAAGTGTTAAAAGCCCTCGTGTATGTGGACGGCCGTTGCGTGTGTGAAGCCCTGCCGAAGCCGAAGGCTTATCGTTCACGGCTGGAGGCAAGGAGCGATCCGCAAGCTGCCGCCAAAATGGAGTTGACCGAACGCTATGCGAACACCGTGCGCGGGTGGGCGCAACGTCACAAGAACGAAATAGAAAAATTAGTCATCGCCGACAACCGCAAAGCAACGCTTAACGACGGCTTCAAAATTGATTGGTTTTACGGCGCAAACGCGCCGCTTTATAACGACGATCACGAGGNGGAGGTACTCGACACCCCGGACGAGTTTAACGCCTGTTTAAACCCCGCACAAACGACGTATAAACGCCGTGGGCTATCACTCGAAACATTTTAAATTAATATAAAAATAAAGTCATGTTAGAAATTACAGAAGATTACAAAAGCAGGGTAGCCGAAGCACTGCTGGAGGCGCGGAAAAATTACGACGGCACGGACGATAATTACGCAAAGAAGCACGGCATCAATAAAGCTATTTACAACCGCATTAAAAAGGGCGAGCGCGACCGTATTTTGACGGCTTCAAAATGGTTGAGCATAGGCCGGACGCTGGACGTTTCGCCCAACGAGCGCAAATGGATAATGGCGCGGACAGACGTATTTGAACAAATCGAAGAGGAGGTTTTGTTTTGCAAAGAATATTCAAAGTCGCGCGTATTTGTAGACAACTGCGCAATCGGTAAAACCTACACGGCGCAGTACCTTTCCCGAACCCTCAAAAACTGTTTTTACCTTGACGCGAGTCAATGCAAAACCCGGATATTATTTGCGCGTTCATTGGCTAAATGTATCGGGATCGAAAGTTTCGGCACCTACTCGGAGGTCAAAGAAAACATCAAATATTTCCTTAATTCCATCCCCAACCCCGTCGTTATTATCGACGAGGCCGGCGACGTGGAGTATCAAACATTTGTAGACCTAAAAGAGTATTGGAACGCCACGGCCGGCTCGTGCGGTTGGTATATGATGGGGGCCGAAGGATTGAAAAGTAAAATCCTCTCCGGGATAAACCACAAAATCAACTCCTACAAAGAAATCTTTAGCCGTTATAGCGACCACTTTTCTTTCTCGGTACCGAAAGAAAAGACGGATAGAATTGCCTTCTATCGGAAACTTATCACAGACGTTTTGTCGGTCAATATGACGGACAAAACGCAACTGAATGTTATCGTAAACAAGTGCCTTCAGGCGGATTCGATGGACGGCGAGTCTACCGGCTTGCGCAGGGCGGAAAGTCTACTCATTTTATCCCAAACAATATGACTACGGAAAGAACATTATCGATGCGGAACTTGTACGAAACGAGGTTTCGTTATATGCCTTTAGACGGCGTGTGGAAAGACGTATTAGGCGATCAAACGCGCGAGGGAATATGGCTTATTTACGGCCGCGAAAAGAACGGCAAAACCTCGTTGGCTCTTATGCTTGCAAACTACCTCAGTACGATAGAAAGGGTGCTATACGTGAGCGCGGAAGAAGGGACGGCAAGTACATTTGTGCAAGCCTGCCAGCGTGCCGGGATTTCATTTGACAACAAGGCACTGCACGTGTTGAAATATACCCCCTTTGAGGCTTTGATGGAAAAACTAAAAAAGCGCAAGGCCCAGCGCATTGTTTTCATTGACAATTTATTCATATACAGAAAGGAAATCACGGAGGACACGCTTATAAGGCTAAACCGCGATTATAGCGATACGCTCTTCATATTTATCGCACATGAAGAAAAGGGCGATCCGTATCCGGGAATTGCAGAGCATAGCCAAAAGCTGGCTAAGGTGATATTCAGGGTAAAAGGGATGGCGGCAAACGTATACGGGCGTGGGGCAAGCGGCACATTAGTTATTGACGAGGAGCGCGCGGCCCTATATCATGGAAGCGACATTATTAACAATCAAAATAAAGACAAAGAAAATGAAAACGGTAACTGAAAAAGTAGAGAAAGCGTTGCTACGCAAGTTCCACACCCTGTGCGGGCAATTAGGCATTAGCGACGAGGAGAAAAGAGACATTGTGCGCTCTTACGGTTATGACAGCAGCCGCGATTTGACGGCTCACGATCTGATGGATATATGCGATAAGTTGGACAGGCTTTTGCATCCGGACTTCGCGGAAATGGATAAATGGCGCAAGCGTTTAATGGGCTCCATCGGCGGCTGGTTAAAGGCAATGGGGCGCACAAGCGACGCTAATACTATTAAGTCTATCGCTTGCAGGGCGGCAAAAAAGACGCGCTTTAACGAGATTCCGCTTGGGCAATTACGGAGCTTATATTATGCCTTTTTGCGGCAGAGTAAAGACATGGCGGTGTTGAGAAAGATTACCTTGGACGAGTTCGACGCGCTATCTATTTTAAACTAAAAAAGACATGCCTACAAATGCATCAATAAACCGGATTATCGACCGCGCCGACCGCGAAAAGTTGGAGCAGCTGGAGAAGCGATACGACGCTCTTTTGGAGCAACTATTTGCCGACCCATCGAGCGAAAAACTATCGCGCGAGGTGCGGCTAATCGAAGTGGACATTGTGCGTTTGACGGGCGAGGGGACGATACATTATTAATCATTAAAATACAGAAAAAATGAAAAGACATGAAGCGGTAATGGCATTAAAAAGAGGAGAGCGTATTACGCATCCCGCATACGCAACCGAAGAGCAATTAGTGAAAAACAAAGTTCGCACCGGCTTCGACCCGGAATTTATAAAATATATATTCCTGCGCGATGGCGTTGTTTACTCCGACAAGGGCGAAATGGGTAAAGAGTGGTGGTTTTGGGGGTCGAAGCAGGATGTCAAATTCGATAGCGAATGGGCGATTTATGAAGGCAGCGAAAACGATAATTTTTCAATAAAATAAACAATTTAAAAAACAGAAAATCATGGCAACATCGAGAACTAAAAAACAAGTGTTTACGGGCGTTACGCGCGAAGATGCGGACGCTGCTTTTGCGGACTTCGCGGCGGCAGATGCACGCGAACAAAAGCTGACGAGTACAATGGACGAGCAGATCACGCGAATACGTGAGAAGTATCAAGACCAGCTCAAAGAATGCGCGGAGAAGAAAGAAAAGTCTTTCGGCATCATGCAGGCCTATGCGGTAGAAAACAAGGACGCTCTTTTTACAAAGAAAAAGAGCATCGAAACCGCGCATGGCGTGTTCGGATTCCGCACCGGG